GGCGCAAGCGAGAGCGTTGAGAACAAAGAACTCAACCGTATTAAAGAAATGATAGGATACAAATAACATGGCAAACACAATTAGATTCGCAGTTCCAAATCAAAAAGCACCTAGTGCAACAAATGTTGTTACTGACAGTACAGGTTATGCAGTATATGATCCAGTAACTACTGGCGTACCAAATGCACAAACAACTGTACCAGTTACCCCAGGAGTCGCAGTAGTAACAGGTAATGGTATAGATAACACTGTTAGCAGGTCAGAACAAGTTGATCAATTACCTGGCTTCCCAGGTAATGTTGGTACATCAACCGTAGGTGATTTCGCTAATGAAGAAACTGGTATAGGAAATATAAGATATTAATATTGGGTAAAAAGATATATTTTTTACACAACCATTGGTGATATATATTATTGACACGCTAAGATATTTGTTTATAATAAATTAGTGTGTCAAGTTGTCTCCGACAACTCGACTTTAACACATTTAGGCTCAACTTAGGCATACAACATAGGAGATTATATATGGCAAGTCTAGCAGATATCCGTGCCCGTATCGCGGCACAAGAAAATAAAATAGCAAACAAGGGTCAACGTACCCAATCAGATAACGCAATCTATCCTCACTGGAATATGGACGAAGGCACAACTGCCACTATTCGTTTTATTCCTGATAAAGACGAGAAGAATACATTCTTCTGGGTAGAGCGTCAAATCATCAAACTCCCATTCAATGGTGTAGTTGGTGATCCAAGTATAAAGCAAGTAATTGTTCAGGTTCCATGTGTAGAAATGTATGGAGATAATTGTCCAGTACTTGCTGAAGTTCGTCCTTGGTATAAAGACGAAACACTCAAAGAAATGGCAAATAAGTATTGGAAGAAGCGTAGTTATATCTTCCAGGGTTTTGTACGTCAGAATCCAATTGGCGAAGATACAACTCCCGCTAATCCAATTCGTAGATTTATTATTAGTCCACAAATTTTCACTATTATCAAATCAAGTTTAATGGATGTCGAAATGGAAAATATCCCAACTGATTATGTTAATGGTACTGACTTTAATGTTAAGAAAACTAGCAAGGGCGGTTATGCTGATTATTCTACTAGTAATTGGGCCCGTCGTGAAAGCCCATTGACTGAAGCAGAACAGGCTGCTATTGACGCACATGGCTTATTTAATCTTGCTGACTTCTTACCTAAGAAGCCTAGCGAAAGCGAACTACGTATTATTAAGGAAATGTTTGAAGCATCAGTTGATGGTAAGCCTTATGATGCAAATAAGTATGGCGCTTATTATCGTCCATATGGTATTGATGCTCCGTCAGGCGCTAGGCAAGAATCTACTGAACCTGTAAATGTAAGTAAAAATATAACGGTAGATGGACATGGCGATGCACATGAAATTGTAGAACCAGAAAGAAAAAGTGAACCGGTTGTAGTTCCTAAGAGTACTTCTAGCGATAAGGCACAAGACATTTTAGCGATGATTCGTGCCCGACAACAGAAGGCTTAATTTAGATTGGGGAGAATTTCTCCCCATTCTATTTTCATAGGAGAAATACCATGACACTACCAGACGAAAGATATCGTGCATTAAAGCAAGGAAAAAAATTATTAGAAGATATTTGTGATCCGGGCAAGACCCCACGTGTGCCTAGTATCGTCCGTGATCGTGCCCGTGGTGCATTACGACACTATCCTACCGATTGGGAACTTGATCGTATCGCAGATAGTTGTCCTGATATGCTTGACAAAGTAGCATTTAATGATAGACTGTTACGAAAGAATATTTTTAAATAAGGAGGGCTTGTGGCCAAACCATTTGATGTTAGTAAATTTAGAAAAGATATTACCAAAAGTATTGAAGGTCTTAGCATTGGTTTCAATGATCCTACTGATTGGATCAGTACCGGTAACCACGCTCTCAATTATCTTATTAGCGGAGACTTTAACAAAGGAGTCCCATTAGGTAAGGTCACTGTATTCGCAGGCGAACCCGGTTCAGGCAAGAGTTATATTTGTTCAGGCAACCTTGTAAGGCATGCTCAACAACAGGGCATTTTTGTCGTATTAGTTGATACAGAAAATGCATTAGATGAAACTTGGCTAAAGGCGCTTGATGTTGATACTAGTGAAGATAAGTTATTGAAACTCAATATGGCAATGATTGACGATGTTGCCAAAACTATCAGTGAATTTATGAAGTCATATAAAACTATGCCTGAAGGTGAAAAGCCTAAGGTATTGTTTATCATTGACAGCCTTGGTATGTTGTTGACTCCAACTGATGTGAATCAATTTGAAGCAGGCGATATGAAGGGTGACATGGGTCGCAAGCCCAAAGCATTGACTGCGCTTGTTCGTAACTGTGTGAACATGTTTGGTAGTCATAATGTTGGTCTAGTCGCAACTAATCATACATATGCGTCACAAGATATGTTTGATCCAGATGACAAGATCAGCGGTGGTCAAGGCTTCATCTATGCGTCAAGTATTGTTGTCGCTATGAAAAAACTTAAACTAAAGGAAGATGATGATGGTAATAAGATTACTGAAGTGCGTGGTATTCGTAGTGCTTGTAAGGTCATGAAAACACGATACGCAAAGCCATTTGAAAGTGTACAAGTTAAGATTCCCTATGAAACTGGCATGAATCCATATAGTGGATTGCTTGATTTATTTGAGAAAGCAAATATTTTAACAAAAGAAGGTAATAGACTTAGTTATGTTACTGAAGATGGAGAGTCACTTAAATTCTTTCGCAAGGGTTGGGAAAGCAACGAAGATCATTGCCTCGACAAAGTAATGTTAGAATATCAAAATCGTAAACAAAAGATAAGTAATACAAATTCTGTAGTGGAGGAATAACTCAGATGAGTATTACAGTTGTAGCTGAAGTATGGCGTGCTGTTAAAAGCGAAATTGATGAAACGAATCTTCCAGATGCTGCGGAATCACTTGTAGATGTTCTTATTCAAAATGATTATGAAGCAAGCGATATCAAGGCAGAGTTTCGTAGAGATAGTGATGTAATGGATGCTATAAAAGCGTATGTCGCATCACAGGAAGAGGAAGAGGACGAGTACGAAGAGGAAGAAGAGGAAGATGAGGATTACGACGATAATTGGTGATGAATGAACTGGTATACCAGAATCACAACTGATTTAAGTGTAATCCCCGACTTCATAAGTCATTATGAAGCAGAACTATTACAAGCAAAATATGATTGCCGTGTAGGTGGAAGGGTAGAGAAAAATATCTCAAACTTACCCGGTATCACAGAAGAACGCTTCAATCAATTACAAGAGATTGAGGCAGTATTGAATTATCTTAACATACAATTACGTAAGTTAAGACGTAAATACTTTCAGAAATATTTAGAAGGATATAATAGGGCCCTAACAAGCCGTGATGCTGAAAAGTATGTGGACGGCGAAGATGAAGTTATTGACTTTGAAGTTCTAATCAACGAGGTAGCACTTTTGCGTAACAAGTGGCTTGGCATTATGAAGGGTCTTGATAGCAAGCAATGGCAACTAGGCCATATCGTTCGCCTGCGTACTGCGGGTATGGAAGACGTTACGGTCTCCTGATGGCACAGGTGGTGCATTTAATCAACGCCTACCTTACAACACAAAACTACTACCTAGATAGTAAACCAAAAATATTTATAAATTCATATTCAACTATTATAAATTTTGTATATCAAGGCAGTGATATAGAAGTTTGTATATACAATTCTACTTTTATAAAATTAAAAATTGATAACATACCTTATGCTATTTGTGATAGCATAAAAACATTTCGTGGCGAAATGGATAAACTCTACACACTACGTTATCAGTAATGGGCTAATAAAACTTGACACAACATATAGACCTCTGTACACTACATCTTGTGATAAATTTAAGGAGAGGTTAATGAAAATTCGCACTAAAGCTTTTTTACAAATTACTGTGGCTATAATTATAATGGCAGGTATCGCTTACGGACTTCAATATCTTTCGCCTAAATATGGCTTCATAATATATACTGGCATTGTAGCAGCCTATATCTTGTATTGTTTGTTTAATATTCGCGTAAGTCAATTGGAATACGAACAAAATCGAATAATCGACAAATTAAAACAATAGTACCGTCTTATAGCCCCAGAGCAGCGTATAGTGCTATATTGCTATACATTTAAGCAGACCCGCTTATATCCAGGCCTATTAGGTCCTAGACGGCTACGTAAGTTATTGATTCTATTGGAATTATAGTTCTTGATTTAGGCCTAGTTTGGGCGCATACTATCTATACAGTTGATTCACGGAGTTTTTATGTCTATCAAGTATTATGGTATGTT